GTCCGACATCAAGGCCATCAACGAGAACCCCCACCGCTGGCACACCAACCGTGGCAAGGAACGAACCCCCACCCCCGCGATGATCCTGGGCAGCGCCGTGCACGCGTACATCCTGGGCGACGACGACGACGTGGTTGCGCTCGACGTCGAGAACTTCAAGACCATCGCCGCGCGGCAGGCCCGTGACGCCGCGCTCGACGCCGGCAAGTACCCACTGACCATCGATCAGCACGACCAGGCGCAGGCCATGGCGAAGGCCGTCCGCGAGAACCGCGACGTGAAGCCCTTGCTCGCCGCCGGCAAGTCGGAAGTGTCGTTCTTCGGCGAGCACGCCGACACCGGGCAGCCCATCCGCGGCCGCGTCGATTGGGTCGACGTCGGCGCCTGCCGCATCGTCGACTTCAAGACGAGCGACAGCGCCGACCCGGCGAAGTTCGTGAAGCTCGCCGGCCGCATGAACTACCACATCTCCGCAGCCAACTACGGGGACGCGTGGGGCGCCCACGCCGGCACGAACCCCTGGGACGTGCTGTTCGTCGTCATCGAGCGCGATTACCCCTACACCGCGTCTGTGGTGAAGCTGGGGCAGTCGTCTCTCGACCTGGGGCGCCGCGCGTTCACGCGCGGCATCCACACCTACCGCCAGGCGAGCATGACCGGCTCATGGGACACCCCGTGGCCCGGCATCACCACGGTGGACCTGCCGAAGTACGAGTTCTACGCAGAGGACGAGCGATGACCGACCAGACCCCCGCACTCGACGCCGCCCTGATGGACTTCCAGGGTGAGTTTCTGGTGGTGCCGCTCGACGGCGCAAACGAGCACTTCGGCTCCCGGTACGCCACGCTCCCGACCATCGTGCAGAAGATGACGCCGGTGCTCCGCGGCCACGGCCTGATGTTCAAGAGCTGGACTGAGGTAGTCGACCATGACACCCACCTGGTCGTCGTGCTGCTGCACGTCGAGTCGCAGGAGAGCATGACCAGCCGCATCAAGCTGCCCGACGCGAACCCGCAGGGCATCGGCTCCGCGCTCACGTACTTCCGCCGGTACACCATGCTGACGATGACGGGCGTGGTGGCCGACGGCGACGACGACGGCAACGCCGCGTCTGCGCCCCCCGTACGCACCGCGCGCGCTGTCCGCTCGCAGGTGCAGATGATGTCTCGCGAGCAGTTCGATGCGCTGCGGCAGTGGGCCTCGCAGGTCAACCTGGAACAGATCTTCGACCAGGTTCTGAAGCGCCCCGCGACGTCCGATGACATGACGTTCGACGAGGCCGCGCGCGTGCTTCAGCACCTGCACGCCAGCGAAAAGTGATGTCGGTGGGGGCGGCGCTGAACAGGCGCCGCCCCCACCTACCCCCAACTACGGGCACAGCACGCGCCCAGGAAGGATGATCCCATGGCTGACCTGGTCACCATCGACGAGTACCGGCGCCGGATCGCGAAGGACATGGCCGAAGAGACGCTGCGCGTGAGGATCGCGGGGCTGTCGAAAGAGCTGGGGTGGTTGAGCTACCACACCCACGACTCGCGCCGCTCCGACGCCGGCTGGCCCGACGTCGCGTTGGTCCACCCCAAGCACGGCAGGTTCCTGATCCGCGAGCTGAAGCGGCAGCGCGAGAACCCGACACCCGACCAGCGCAAATGGCTGGAAGCGCTAGCCGGCGCCGGCGTCGACGTCGGCGTCTGGCGCCCCATGGATCTACTCGACGAGACCGTGCTGCGCGAGCTGACGGCATGAGCGGTCCCCGCGTCAGCTTCCGGATTCCACCGGACACGAAGGCCGTAGCCACCGACATCGCGAAGGCCAACGGGCTCACGCTCGCCGGCATGGTGCGCGAGTTCCTCTATCGGTACATCCTGACCGACGCGGAGCCCGTGCGGAAGCTGCCGAACAACCGCGGCGCGCGCACGGTCACCGTCTACGTCGGCGTACCGCTCGCGCGAGCTGCGCGCCGGCACGCAGAGCACAACAACGAAGATCTCTCCCGCCCGATCGTCGAGTTTCTGACGCGGACGGTTGAGCAATGGCAGGCAGAAACTGCCGAGAAACCCCACACCAGCACAGCACCCCAACCAACGGAGATCTCATGAGGCACAACCCCCTGGTCTACATCGGCGGCGTCATCGTCGCGTTGCTCGTCGTCGCCGGCATCGGCGTAGCGCTGTGGTCTGAGTCAGCGAACGAGCAGACGCGCACCTGCACCGTCACCGACAAGGACCGCACCACGGTAAGCACCAGGGACTCATCCCGGTCCGACATGCGGATCTACACGCAGGACTGCGGCACGCTCGCCGTCACCGACCTGATGACCCGGGGCCAGTTCGAGTCGGCCGACCTGTACGCCAGCATCGAGCCCGGCAAGACGTACGAAATCACCACGGTGGGATGGCGCATCGGGTGGCTGTCGGCGTTCCCCACGGTGCTCGGAACCCCCGTCGAGGTGACGCGGTGAGCATGCCCCCACGCCTCATCGACGACAACGTGCGGCAGGCTGCACTGGGCATCCTCGAAACCGCCGGCGAGATCGATGAATGGGACATCGCGCCGACCATCGTTCTCGTCGCTGAGACGGCAGACAAGCCTGCCTGCATCCCGGTGCCGATACCCACGACCATGTGGTTCGACAAGCACCCCGCGGCGGTCCTGCACGGCATCGCCTACGGTGTGTCGAACCGGCTCATGCGGCTACAGCTCGCGCCGCCCATCACACCCGACGACATCCGTGGCGTGATCCTGTTCACCGAAGGGCACGACGTCTCATTCGACGCGCTGACCCCCGCGGAACAGACCACGTTCGAGGACTTCAAGGCACGGCACCGCCTGGAAGAGCATCCGAAGGCGCGAGAACTGCGCATGGCGCAGATGATGGATCGTGCTCTGACGCCGGCGCTGGCCCGGCACGTCCGCGGTGAGGCCGTATCAGACCAGATCATCTACGGGTTGCAGGGGCGCATTCCTGATGCGCTCTCGCGGGTGGTCACGGCGATACTCGCGGCGTGGATCGGGGAGGCCGAAAAGACAAACTGACATACCCGTCGGTGGTAAGGGGTGGTCAATTCGGCCAACCGGCGTGATAATGGGACCGACCAGACACACCGACACACGAGAGAGCGACGGAGACCGGAGGTGATCCTCATGAGCCAGGCAACGATCCGAACCCACGCCCCGTGCCCCCACGGGGAGCGCACCGACCGCACCACTCGTGACGGTGAGCCGATCTGCGCTCTGTGCCGTGTCGAGGCCGCGCGCCTGCGCGACCTGCCCGACCCGGCCCCCGACTGGCAGATGCTCCGGGCCGCTGACGACACCCTCACCAGCTCTGACCCACGGGACAGCCTGGCCGACGGGTTCGCCGCGTCCGACGCTGCGATCCTGGCAGCCCTGTTCACCGACGACGCGCGCGGCCGGCGCCTGCGGCACCGCGTCCGCGCCGCCCTGTAACGTCGACACTGCGCCCCCCTGGAGCCCACTCCCAGGGGGGCGCAGTCATGCCCCCAGCGAGAGGAACGCCGTGCGAATCACCATCGACATCGACACCAGCCAGATCACCGCGGACGACCGACGCGTGCTCATGGCGCTCGCCGGCCACGACGCCGGCGAGCTGCGCGTAACCCGACTTGACGAGCCTGCCACGCCGCCGACGCCGGCGCCCCCGTTGCCCGTCCCTGTGCCGGCGGCGTTCGCCAGCAAGCTCGGGGAAGCGGTCGCACAGTTCAGCCCGCGGGGGAGTGGGTCAGAGGCCCGGCTGCCGTTCGCGCAACAGGCCGGCGTGCGCACCAGCTCGACGATGCCCGACGACGACGAGGCACCCCCGCCTGGCCCCCGCGTCGACTACGTGCCCGGTCCGCAGATGCGCGAGCTGATGGAAGAGCAGCGCGTGTTCGGCGTCGACGCGCTCGACGAGACGACGACGGTGGTGGCTGGCGCCGTGCGGGATGGCGTGGTGCACATCACCGACCACGTGCGGGTACCGCGCGAGCTGGTCGAGGGGGATGCAGCGACGGCGGGCGACTTCGAGTCAGCGGTGATGCACGCCATCGAGACGCAGCCGGCGTTGCCCGACGACGCTGACACGCACGCGCACGCGGAAGTGCCCCGCCCGAAGTCGCCCGTGATCGAGAACCCGCCCGTACGCCACACCAGCCCCTGAACACCAGAGAGCCCCCCACCGTCACAGTGGGGGGCTCTCCGGATGGAGTTCCTGCGGCTCGTCGAGGGTTCGACGCGCCGATCATACAGGGATCATGGCCCACACTTCGTTGAGGGCGGTGGGGAACCACGACGTCACCAGCGGCGTCGACCCGACGACGAACGAGCAGATCACCAGGCCCCACTTTTCGCCCTTGCTGACGTGGCCGTCTCGCAGCCACCACACGAGCAGCCCGACGGCGATGATGATGACGGCGCCGGAGTACACACCGCCCGTCTCCACCGCCTGGTGGAACACGGCCTGCGAAATCAGGTTGGCCAGCCAGTTCATCAGGCCCGGCAGAACCCCGCTGATGATCGGGGCCGTGCCGATGATGAACGAGCACGCGACGAGCGCGAAGGCCCACGGGCCGTCGGTGCGCCCCTTGCGAATCATCATCACGAAGAACACCAGGGCCACGAGTCCGGCCCCTGCGCTGTACATCACGTCTGCATCCCCTTGTCTCGTCCGGTCTCGGCTCCGGACACCTGAACACCCATGTTGACATATACACCGTGACCGGCGCAAACATGTTCGGCAATGTTCTCGACTTCGTGTCCCGTGAAGATCCACGCCACGGCGCTCGCCGGCGCCTACCATGCAGACACATCGACCCGGACACAGGGGGACCAATGCCGTACCGCGCCGACGCACCCGACGTCGTTCTGCCATGCCGACCCGGCGACAACCGCGAGCTGCGCTACGCGCTACGGTCCATCGAACGCAACCTGCCCTACCACCACATTTGGATCGTCGGATCCTGGCCGGCATGGCTCCGGCGCGACCACCCCCGCCTGACCGCAGTGAAGCGCCCCACGCTGACGCCGAAGTACCGCACCACCCGCGCTCACTACCGGTGGGCCTGCGAGAACCCCGACATCAGCGACCCGTGGATCATGTGGAATGACGACTTCTACCTGCTGCACCCCATCGACGAGCTGCCACCCATCCACCGCGGCCGGAACGACCAGGTGCTGCCGGCGTTCGCCGCGTGGCACAGCAAGTGGGCCGAAGGGCTCCGCCAGACCGACGCAAAGCTGAAGCGCATGATGCCCGGCGTCGTGCTGTACAACTACGACATCCACACCCCGTTGCTCGTGCACAAGCGTCACATGCGCCGCGCGCTCGCCACCGCGGAGGCCATGCGCATCGCCGCCCCGCAGGTCCGCACCCTGTACGGGAACCTCGCACACCTGGGCGGCACGCAGCTCCGCGACCCGAAGTTCTACGCCGCGAACTCCGTACCCGCCACCACCACGTGGCTGTCGTCCCACGAAGCGACGTTCACCAAAGCGATCGAGCCGCACCTACGCAAGGCCGGCCTGACCGGGCACAGCCCGTTCGAGATCCCCGGAGTGCCCGACCACGCGCAGACCAGGAACCCGAAGGCCAGCGATGCCCGGTACAGCGCACGCAAGCGCCGCATGCGGTACCGCGTGCTGAAGACGCCGACCGGCAACCGCGTCGTCCCCGAACAGCCCGCACCAGCTCGTGCCGTCAACACCATCGGAAGGCGACGATGACCACCACCGACCCCCTCGTGCTGATCGTCTGGACAGCGCTCATCGGCCTCGCAGCGTTCCGGCTCTGGCGTCTCGCCGCCATCGACAGCATCACAGAGCCCATCCACGGCCGGCTACGCGCGTCGACGCACCCCGTAGCCCAGTGGTTCGACACGCTCGTCTCGTGCCCCTGGTGCCTGGGGTTCTGGCTTGCCGCCGCGCTTACCTGGGGCGTCTGGTGGCTCGCGCACCCATACACCGCCGTCGAGGCAGCCGTCATGATGTGGGCAGCAAGCGCCGTCACCGGATGGCTAGGAAGCGACGGTTAGGGGCACGACCGTAGACGACAAATGGGGTGAATCCGATGACCGATAGCGACAGCCTGCCAGAGCAGCCCAACCCGGCAGACCACCAGTGCAAGCACATCACCGACGGGGGACAGCACGCCCGCGCCCAGTGCGAGAACGTCGCCACCGTGGGCGACTACTGCGGCCGGCACGTCGAGCACCCGCAACGCCACATCGAGCGCACCACCGTCAGCCTGTTCGACTATGTGCAAGACGCCATGCGCGCACTGGGCACCATCGTGAGCGACGAGAGCGAAAAAGCCGCCGACCGCGTCCGCGCGGCCAACAGCATCCTCGACCGCACCGGCCACGTCCCCGGGCAGGCAATCACCCTGCAAGGCGCCAACGCACAGCTCGACGAAAAGCTGAACGCGATCCTGGCGGAGCGGGCCACGGAGCGCGACGGCGACGACGACGATGACGACACTGACGCCGGCACCCCCAGGGACTGACGTTCTGTGCGGCCTCACAGACGACGAGGTCCGCCGGCTCTACGCCGACTCCGTGCCCATGGAACGCGTCGCGCTCGTCAAGCGCCTGGAAGCGTGCCGGCAAGCGGCCATGAGTCTCGGAGATCTCGCACGCGACGTCGTCGGCCCGACGTACATCGCCAGACCGCACACCGATGCCCTGATGGCCGCCCTGGGCAAGGCCGTCGAGCGAGCTGACCAGGGGCTCGACACCAACCTGATCATCAGCATGCCCCCGGGCTCCGGGAAGTCGCAGATCGCGTCCGTCATCTTCCCGCTGTGGCTCACCCTGAACCGGCCGACCTGGGAAATCGGCCTCATCAGCGCGGAAGCGTCCCTGGCGGAGAAATTCAGCCTCGACGTGAAGATGCAGTACGACCAGCGCGGGTCGACGAAGAGCGTAGGCGGCGTCAAGGCGTGGACCGTCGGGGGAGCCGGCGGCATCCTCGCGCGTGGCCTCGCTGGTGGTCTGTCCGGGCGCCGGCTACGCGTCGCGATCATCGACGACCCGATCAAGCACATGTCGGACGCGTACAGCAAGACGATGCGCGAAAAGGTCTGGTCGATGTGGCGGTCGGTGGTCAAGCCCCGCATGCGGCAGAACGGCAGCATCGTGCTGTCGATCGCCACCCGGTGGCACGAGGACGACCTGTCCGGCCGTCTCCTGAAAGACCGCGAGGACGACTGGCGCACCATCGTCTTCCCCGCCATCGCGGAGCCCGGTGACGCTCTCGGGCGCGACGTCGGGGAACCGATGCTGTCCGTGCAGACGCACGAGACCAGGGAAGAGGCCCTGGCCCGGTGGGCGAAGACGAAACGCAGCGTCGGCACAGCGGTGTTCAACGCGCTCTACCAGCAACACCCCGGCGACGTCGACGGAACCGTGTTCAAGCTCGCGTGGTGGCAGTACCACTCGCCCGCGGATCTCCCAGAGGCCGACCAGATCATCACGAGCTGGGACCTGACGTTCGGCACCGGCGGCGAAGAGTCGGGGGACTGGTGCGTCGGCACCGCCTGGCAGCGCACCGGCAACCGGTACTTCCTACTCGACATGATCCGGTTCCGTGGCCCGTTCACGGTGCAGCTCGAACGGATGACGTCGTTCATCGGCCGCTTCCCGAACGCGACGGCGCACCTGGTCGAGGAAGCGGCGAACGGCGCTGCTGCGATCTCGACGCTGCGGCGCACCCTCGACGGCATCGTTGCCGTGCCGGTGCGGGCTGCGAACGGATCCAAGGTGGTCCGCGCGCAGTCGGTCGCGCCGCTCGTCGAGGCCCACCAGGTGAGCCTCCCGGAAGGGCTGGGCTTCGTCGACGACTTCGTCACGGAACTCTCGTCGTTCCCCACGGGCGAGCACGACGACATCGTTGACTCGACGTCGCAGGCCCTGACCCGGATGCGGGAATCCGACGTCGGCCCCATCGAGGTATGGACGGAGCGCCCGCGGCTGGGCGGCTGGTAGCCCCCTCATCGGATCGCGCAGAACCGGAAAACGTGCAGGTCAGGCGGTGAAACTGGCGGAATATAAGCACCGCTCCGGCAGGTCAATCCCTGGGGTTCGGTCGGCCGAACAGTTCCTGGTGCAGGTTCTGGCAGTAGCCCCAGACGTCGAACGTGGCCGCATCGGCGCCGGCCTCCCGGGTCACGAGCCGGTGGCACCTGGTCAGGTCACCGTCGGTGCCCCAGCGGATGCGAGCGCCGCCGGCGCCCGTCTTCCAGTAGTTCTTCAGGCGCTCCGTCGACATCTGCGCGGTGATCGGGCTGTCGCTGGCGGTGGGTTCGCTCATGGATCGATCGTAGGCAGGCGCCCGCTGGTAGCGTCGCCGTCGAGATGCCGCGCGGACGGCTATGGCTGGCCACCCCGGGCCGTCTCCAACGGGGAACGCGAGAGCCCCCACCGCCTGCCCGGTGGGGGCTCTCGTCATATATGCCGACGGGGGAGTCACCCCCCGCGGATCTGCTGCCGCATGGCCGCGACGTGGGCGCGATCCTGGAAGATCAGCCCATCGGCCTCATTCCGCGCCCACGGCTGACCGTTCAACCACCACCGGACGCCGTCGCCCAGCTCGACCAGGTCGCCGTCTCGTGATGCCAGGCCGCCGTGCGCCAGCTCTTCGGCACGCTCGCGCTCTGCGGCGGTCATCGGGGCACCGTGACGGCGTCGCGCTGCCGGGCGGCCGCCCAGCCGGCGAGGAACGCCGCGTGCTCGTGCTCGCGCACTTCCTTGCTCGCGTGCACGCCGCGCTGCGTGCGGAAGTTCTGCCAGGCGTAGGCGGCGCGGATCTCGTCTTCCGTCGGCACCTCGAACCGGATGCCGCCACGGTTCGCCTGGAAGAACGGCAGGCCGGTCAGGTTCTCGATGACGAGCGACAGGTCATGGTGCGCGTGCTCGTCGAGCCACGCCGACCATGCGTCCGCGTCGACCAGCTCGACGCCGTGCGCGTGGGAATGCAGGTCCGGGCCGTCGTCGTCGTCGGTGTTGCACCAGACGGTGAATCGCTTTGTCACGTCGTTTCCGTTCTGCCGTTAATTGCCGTTATGTCAGGATGGCGCGCCAACTCCCCGCACCAGCGCGAAGTACAGCAGCGCCACCAGGATGCGCGCGAGGTAGATGGTGGCCAGGATGCAGGCCCCGAACCAGATCACGTTCCAGAGCCACCAGAGCAGCACCGCGACCGGGCCGTTGCCCGCTGGCGAGAGCTTTCGTCGGCGCTTCACTGCGCCGCGACCCACACCAGCTCTTTCGCGTCAGTGGTCGCGACCCGCGTGAACCACACGAGTTCCGTGGCCGCCGTGCGGACGCCGTCGAACACGTCGGCGCCGTAGCCGGCCGTCACGGCGGCGATGAACGCGCACGAGGCCGCGACGAGCAGCCAGTTGCCGATCTTGCGGTGGTGGTCCATCGGGGTGCCTTCCCTGGGGTTCGTGTCGCGTGTCAGTGGTCCACGGTACGGTTCGCCCCCGACAGTGTGCAAGGGGGGTTGATTCGTGCCCGTAAGGTTTTGCGTCCCCCCTGGTGGATATGCGACCATACGTAGTCATGGGACACCGTGAACTAGTCACCGCCGCAGCCGAAGAGCTGGCGGCGCACACCGCGCAAACCAAGACGCTGTTGGACGCGCGCAACGAGGCCATCAAGGCAGCGAGCGGGGACGAGGTGCCCGACCGGGCTATCTCCCGTTGGACCGGTCTCTCACCGGCGCAGGTACGGCGCATCACCCACGAGACGAAGTAAGGCTGCGTCTCCCGCATGCCGACACGGGAGACGCAGCCTTGACCACCCGAACGCGACACGTGCAGGCGGAAACAAACCTACCGCCTGCCTCACACGAGAGGCGGACATGACCACCAACGAGCCCGTAGACCTGCCCGACCCGGACGAGCTGACCGACCCGGAAACCGTGCTCATCACCCGCGCCGACGGCATGATCTGGAACGCGCCCCTGGTGCGCGGTGACGACGGGCGCCAGTACGTGCGGCTCGTCGACGACGAGGGCAACGACGTCACCATCCCCTGGGACGAGCTGTCGCCCACGACTCCCCCGCGCGCCGACGAGGCGTGCACCGACGACGACGGCGACGACGTCGACGACGGAACCGTGGTCGAGACGCGCGTGACCCGCGAGCGCCGCGAGGTCGGCCCGTGGGTGCAATCGCGCGTAGGCGGCACCCTGGCGCGTGCTGGTGGCCACGTGGTGCGGTCCCCGTGGTACGCGCTGCGTGGCACCGGTGAGACCGTGCGACGGTGCTTCCGGTGGGTGGTCGCGGCAGACGACGCCGTGATGCGCTCCGCCGAGATCAAGGCCGCGCCGACGCTCAGTGCCCGGTCGGACATCCGGCGTGCGCACGCCGGCGCGAGCATCGGCCGGCTGATCGTTGCCAGTGCACCAATCATCGGCGCGTGGGCATGGATCGAGCTGGGGCAGTGGGGCCTCGTGCCCGCGATCGCCGTCGGCGCCACCTACGTCACCATGCACGCCGTCGGGCAGCGCATCCTCACGCGTCGCCCGGAGGCGCAGGCCGCAGCCCGGCACGTCACCGCGAAGGGCAAGCGGCCCCCGCTGTCGCGCCCGTTCGTCACCGAAGCGCTCGCGATCGCAGGGTTCGGCCCGGTCACGATGCCCACCGGTGGGACGCACGGTCCCGTCATCGTGTCCGCCACGCCCATCAAGGGCGGCGAGCGCATGGTCATTGACCTGCCCCCGGGTGTGCCCGTCTCGCGCCTCGTGAAGAAGCACGAGGAACTGGCCGGCGCGCTGGGGCGCCCCGCCGAGTGCGTCGTCATCGAGGCGCGCCCGGAGGTGTCCCCGCTGCGGTTCGAGCTGTTCATTGCGCACACGCTGCTGTCGGAGCGCAAGCCCCCCCGGTGGCCGTGGGCGAAGGTCGCGGCACGGTCGTTCTTCGAGCCGGTGCCCATGGGCGTCGACGCGCAGGGCAACATCGTCACCGCGCCGCTGCACGAGGTGCACGGCCTGATCGGTGGCGGCACCGGCATGGGCAAGAGCTACACCACGCGCCTCGAACTGATGGCCGCCGCGTGCGACCCCACCGTGATGCTGCTGATCCACAACCTGAAGGGCGGGGGTGACTACCGCGGGTTCGCGTCCGTGGCGCACACGCTGCGGTCCGGCACGAGCCGTGCAGACCTGGCGGCGCTCGCGGACGACCTGGCATGGCTTCAGGCGGAGATCGGGCGCCGTGGCCGCATCCTCGAATCGCTGCCGGCGTCCGTGACCCCTGAAGGGAAGCTGACACCCCAGGTGGCCCGCGACTACGACATGCCGCCCATCATGCTCGTCGTCGACGAGGCACAGCGCGCGTTCACCACGGCGGCCGGCGACACGATCGCGGAACGGCTCGACGACGTCGTGCGCACGGCGCGCGCCGTCGGGATCATCGTGCGCCTGGTCACGCAGGGCACGAAGGAAGGCGCGATCCCGTCGAGCATCCTCGACCAGCTCGGGCACCGCATCGGGCACGGCGTCACGAACATCAGCGACGCCAACCTGATCCTCGGGTCGGACGCGCACGGCCGCGGGTACCGCGCCGTCGACATCGAGACACCGGGTGTCGCGTACGTCGGCACCGCGGGCGGGCGCATGGTGCGCACCATGATGGCGAAGGTCGACCTTCCGGAGGTCGAGCGCATCGTCACGGAGGCCGCTGCCCTGCGGCGCGCGGCCGGCACGCTGACCGGGATGGCGGCCGGCGTCGTCGCGCCGGACGAGCACGACGGCGGCACCCGGTCGTTCCTAGGCGACGTGCTCGCGGTGTGGCCCGTCGTCGACGGGAAGCCTGCCGTGAACGCGTGGTCGGCCGCGCTCGCGCAGCAGCTCGTCGAGCGCCACCCCGACGAGTACCCCGCCACCGACGTCGACACGGCCTATGTCTCGCGGCGCCTGACCGACGCCGGCGTCAAGGTCTCGACGCAGCGCATCGGGGGCAAGTCAGCGCGGGGTGCGCGACACGCCGACGTCCTCGCGGCGCACGGGCGCGGGTGAGAACCCGGGTTATCGTGCTCACTGCGTAGCGTTCATCCCTTCGCGGGGAAGGCCCCCGCAACCGGACACCAGACACGGTTGCGGGGGCTTCGCTATGCCCGGGATCCATAACTATGCATACGGATGGTCATACCATCGCGACATGCGATCAAAGCCCATCGGAACCCGCCGTCCCGCACCCGCTCGCGACGTCACGCGCCGCAAGGCCCTACGGCCTGAACCTGCCACCCTGCGCACCCCCGCGGACCTGTACCCCGTCGACGTGACCACGAACATCGGTCCCCGAAACGGGAAGCGCGACCGGTTCGCGCGCATGATCATCACCGACGAGTTCATCTACGTCGCGGCGTCCCGCAACAAGGGGAAGGACATCGACAGCGTCACCAGGTACGCGCTCCCAGACGGCGAGCCAATCCAGACCGCGGCGAAGCGCGGGTCATGGGGGCCGTTCTCCTGGTCGGGCTGTGGCTGCGGGAACTCGTGGGGACTCCACACCCGGGTCAAGCTCGTCGAGATCGGCAACGCCGCAGCAACGGACGCCTAGGGTACGGTCATGGGCCTGTTCCGAAACGCTGACGAACCGATCACGGCGGCAACGGTCCGGTCATTTGACCGCATACCGAACCATCCCCGGACAAGCCTGATCGACACGGACCTGTGGCACATCTACCGGTGTGTCCCGGAGGTTCACTACGCCGTCAACCAACAGGCCCGCCTGGTCGGCCGGCTGGACTGGCGCCTCAGTATCGAGGGTGACGAGGTCGACGACTCCGAAGAGGTCATGCGGCAGGCGTTCGGCAACGACCTTCGTGGCATCGCGACCTACGCGGCGATCCATCTTCAGGTGGCGGGGCAGTTCTACCTGATCCGCACCCCGCAGAGCCAGGCCGGTAAGCCCCGGTGGCGCATCATCCGCTCGCCGCTCCCCCACGATCAGAAGAAGGTCGCGGAGGCCGCTACCGCCGTCGTGCAGGTGGTCATCGAGGACCCGGCGCTAGACGAGCGCGCTGACTCCCCGGTGATGGCCGTGAAGGACATCGCGACCGAACTCATCCTGACCCGGGCGCAGGCCCGCGCCACCGCGAGGAACCGCACCGCGCAGCTCTTGACGGTGCTGTACCCGAAGGAAGGGGCCGGCCCCGACCCGGAGGCGTTCGAGCGCAAGATTGCCAAGGTCATGATGGACCCGCTGACGGACGAAAAGTCGGCGTCCGTCGCGGTGCCGAACCTGATCGGGTGGCCGCAGCAGTACATCGACGGGTGGAAGACACTCGACTTCACCGGCCCCATCGACGAGCGGCTGCACGAGCGCGTCGACCGGCTGATTCGTCAGCTCGCCGTCGGCCTCGACATCACGCCGTCGCTGCTGCTGGGCCTGGAAGACTCCACCCACTGGACAGCGTGGGCATCCCAGGAAGACAACTGGTTGGGGCACGTCGAGCCCCTGGCGGCGCCCGTCGGGCAGGCCATGGCCGCGGCTATCGCGATGCTCACCGGCGCCGACGTCGACGCCATCGAGATCACGCCGGACCCGGCACCGCTGCTGAAGCGTCGCCCCGCGATCGCTGACGTGCTCGCGGCGTGGGAAGCGGGCCTGGTGTCCGACGAGTGGGCGCGCGAACAGCTCGGAGCCCCGGAGTCGGAGTCTGGCCCCGGGCGGCAGCAGATCGAGGCCGGCCCCCAGCCGGATCAGGAAGCGAACGCCGAACCGGTCATCGAGGTGTCAGAGCAGCGGCAGATCACGCAGGCGACGCAGCCGACCACCGCGGCGATCGGCGCGCAGGGGGTCGAGATCGACGGGCGGCGCCTGGCGGAGATCGACGAACAGGCTTACGCGTCGTTCCAGGATCTCGTGCAGGACATCGCTGACCGGGTGCTCGAAAAGCTGGGCGCCCGCATCCGGTCCCTGTCGCAGGGACGACCTGGCATGGCGCTGCCCCGCGACGTGTCGAACATCGAGATCGCTCGCACCTACCAGGGGGAGATCCCGAACGCCGAAGCGACGCTGACACAGACCGCGCAGGAAGCCCTGGTGCGGGTGCTGCGGATCATCACCCGCGCGCAGGGCAGGATCCGCGCCATGGGCATCGACATCCCGACGTCGACCGCAGAGGATCCACGGGTGATCGGCGCCAGTGAAGCGTTCCTGGCCGCCGTCGGGTCGGTGGTCGCGGCGATCCGCGGTGGCGGCACGGGAACAGCCGAAGCGAGCATGTCGGCCCGGCAGATCGCGACCATTGCCGGCGGAGGTGAAGCGTCGGATTTTGGGGGGGCCGTCAGCGGGATAGCGCTGGCGGCGTCGACGATGGCAGTTCTGCGACGTGACCACCAGCTCGCACCGGTCGAATCGGCTGGTGGCGGCACGCTGTACCGGTGGCTGCACCTGTACCAGGGGCTGCACCCGCACCCGGTGCACCTGTCCCTGAAAGACGCACTGGTGGACCAGATTCCCGTGTTCGCTGGCGGGTTTCTCGCGTTCCCCGGGGATCATGCGGGGTGTGAGTGTGTCGCGGCGCCGGCGGAGCTGGTGCGAGTCGACACGGGATGGTCACAGCTTCAACCGACCCTGGGAGGGTGACGAGCGTGAACGATGCACTGGCGAATTTCAAGCTGGCGAAGCTGCGGCAAGGCTTCGTCGACAAGGCACTAGCCGCCGCGGTGATCGGGTCGACTGACCTGCCGATCGCAGCGCGGGACCTGGAGTGGGACGGCGCAGGCGCGCGACGGCGCGTGTTCGAGCTGTACACCGACGAGGGCGGCAACGTGGACACGGAAGCGGTGTCGCGCGCGTTCCTGTACCGCGACGCCGACGCGGACCCGTCCACGATGGGCGCCTACTCCCTGGGGTTCGCGGACGTCATCGACGGCGAACTGCGGATCGTGCCCCGGGGTGTCGCGGCCACCGCCGGCGGGCGCGGGGTGGGCGCAGCGGACATCCCAGCGGACGAGGTCCCCGGCATCGAGGCGCGTATCTGCTCCCTGTACGGGCAGATCCGTGACGAAGACGATACGTGGCCACCGTGCCCGTTCGGTGACTCCGGAGAGGACGACGACTGATGGACCCCCTGAAGCGGTACGGGGCGCTGAAGCTCGCGCAGCGGTTCAGCGAGCGCATGCGGGGCGGCGCCGACTGCGACACGTGCCCGACGCTGCTGACCGCGCCTGACGGCGTCGTCGTCACAGACAAGCCCATCGCCGCAGCGGCCACCACGGTCGCGCAGGCCGTGGTCTACCCAGCGGACCACTTCGCGAAGTGGGACGCGCGCGGCAACGCCATGCAGCCGCTCACGTTCCACCCTGACGGGCGCATCACGGGGCACATCGCTGGGCAGGGATGTTTCCGCAACGGCGACATGACCCGGTGCCAGCGGTACCAACCCGACCCGGACCCGAAGCTGTCCAACTTCCACTCATGGACCACGACGCTCGACAACGGCGAAGTCATCCGCACGGGTGTCCTGACGGCCGGCGGGAAGCACGCGGATCTGTACGCCGGCATGACGGCGTCGGACGTGCGCCGCATCCATGAGGACACATCCACCGTCGTCGCGCGGGTACGTGCGTGGGAGGATGGCAGCGGGCGCCTCGCGGTGGCCGGAAGCATCGTTCCGACCATCGATCCGGGCTTTCTCTCACAGGCCGCAGGGGCGCCGGTGAGCATCGAGCAGATCCCCACGTTCGAGACGAACGGCCGGAACACGCTGGTGTCCGCACACATGGTCGTGCACCCCGCATGGCCGGTGCTGGAGACCGCTTCGTGAGGGTCGCTGTCTTCGCGCAGGGGTTCGCGTACGGGCGCGGGCGCGCCACTACCGTCGTCGAGCTGGTGGTGCCGCTCGCGCTCCGTGGTCACGACGTCGACGTGTTCGTGCCGTCGCCCCGGTTCGTGCAGCCCATCGACGCACCCCTGACCGTGCAACCGCTGGGGCAGTACCGCTCCGACACCCGCTATGACGTCGTGCTGTACAACTCCGGGCTGCCGTCCGGCACGCTGGGGCTGATCAACCGTGCACGAGCGAAGCGGCTGATGTTCCAGCACAGCTACCAGACCAACGACCCGGGCCTGCGCCTGGCCGACATGGTCTGGTACCCGTCGAACGCGTGCGCCGCGGTCGACAAGGGCAGCCGGTACCGGAAGATCGTCGTTCCCCCGCCGATCGACCCGGACCGGTACCGCACGAAGCCCGGACGCAAGGTCGGGCTGTCGCTGTCGTCGCCGTGGAAGGGCGGCGCCGTCGTCGCGTCCGTCGCTCGCTCGCTGCCGCAACACCGCTTCCTGGTCGTGAAGGACGGGCGCGGCAACGGCGTCTCGCTGTTCAAGGGGCTGCCGAACGTCGAGCTGGTCGAGTTCATGGACCCGCGCGAGTTCTACGCGCAGTGCCGTGTGCAGGTGTTCCCGTCCCGCTCCGAGTCGTACGGGCGTGTCGGCGTCGAGGGGGCCGTGTCCGGCATCCCGCTGATCGCGTCCAACGACCCGGGTATCAGGGAGGCCATGGGCGGCCACGGCATCTACGTGGCCCGCACCGACATCCCGAAGTGGACACGAACCGTCAACCAGCTCATGACCGACACGAAGGCGTGGAAGGCCGCGAGCGCCGATGTCCGCAACCGGGCGGCGAAGATCACCTACCAGCGTGACCAGCTCGCGTTCTGCCGTCACGTCGAGCAGCTATCGTCATGAGCCAGACCAAACCCTTGGGAGTGGTGAACATGGCCGCAGTTCCAGGCTGGCCCCGACGGACCCCCGGTGGTCTGGGAATCTGGTTGGACCGGATGCGCGCGTACGTCGACCGTGCCGCGTCCGCACCGCCCACGCCAGGCGCACCGGTGGCGCTCACACCCATCGCCCCGGCGCTGGCGCTGGAGGCGTATCCCAGCGTGCTCGTGCCGAACGGTGACGGAACCGTCACTCTCGGCGGAGGCGTGCGCGTCAACACTGATCCCGGTGGGGAACGGCGGATCTTCACCCCGCCAGAGCAATACTGGCCCGCGAAGAACGAGACGCATCCCGTCGTCGCGAACATCGAGAGTGCATCGCCCAGCACCATCGTCATGGGGATCAACGTGCTGCCGGCGTCCGACGGCGGTGGCATCTTCCTGATCTTCCCGGAGATCCCAGCGGACGCGTTCGCGCTCGTGTGGCTCGACGCCGTCACATACCGGCTGGCGAGTCCCTAACCCGGACTGCCAACCGCGTAGCGCTACTATGCGGGTTAGGCGACTGTCTGTCAGGCAGGCCACGTGACCATTCCGTGCCCTGTCGAAAGGAACAGACATGGCAAAGCCCGATCCGCTCAAGATCCTCGCCGCGCTCGACGGCGACGACAAGCCCACCACCGCCGACCTGAACGCAGCGCAGACGGAGCTGAAGGAAGCTCTCGACGCCGCGACGAAGGCGGACACGCCGGATCTCGACCTGGCGAAGGAGCTGCACGCCGGCGTGCAGGCCATCGGCAAGGAGCTGGACAAGCGTGCCGACGAGGACAAGAAGGCTCGCGAAGAGCTGAAGGCCCTGCGCACCGGCATCTTCGACGACGACGACGCGAAGGCCGCAGCGGACGCGAAGGCCGCAGCGGACGCCAACGGCGGTGAGCCGAAGGCCGGCGACGACCCGAAGGCCGGCGACACGGACCCGGCAGGCGCTGACCCGAAGGTCGCGGAGCCCGTGGCTGCGTCCACCGGTTCGTCCATCGTGGCCCGCATCAAGGCCATAGCGAAGGACCGCGTTCCGGAGGCCCCCGCACCCGTCGCGAAGCGCGGCATTCGGCACAAGGGTGTCGGCGTCGCGTCGAACTTCGAGCTTGACCGTGGCGACTTCAGCGAGCTGGGCGCGCTGTTCTCGACCCACGCCAAGCAGATCATGAACCCGGGCAACCCGGGCCACCTGTTCCGGCTGAACCGCGAGTTCGACGAGTCGCGGCAGCTCGGGTTCAACGTCGACCTGAACAACCAGCGCATGCTGTCGTGGTTCGGTGCTGGTCAGGGTCAGCAGACGCCGCTGGCCGCCGCGTGTGGGCTCTGTGGCCCCGGCGACGTCGACCACACGCACCCCGTGTGCTCGGAGGAAGGCCGTCCGATCCGTGACGCGCTGCCGCAGTTCCAGGCCACGCGCGGCAAGATCACCTTTGCCCCGGCCATGAGCATCGGTGACCTGTCGCAGAACGTGTCCATCTGGACACTGGAAGACGACATGGCCGCGTGCGCCGCTGACTCCCCGGAGTCGCCCGGGGTGTCCCCGACGAAGCCCTGCCCGCCGATCCTGTGCCCCGAAGAGCTGACCTGCGCCACCGACGCCGTCGTGCGCTGTGTGACCGTGGGCAACTTCCAGGCGCAGTTCGCGCCGGAGTTCTGGGCATCGAGCCTCGCGCTGCTCATGGCGGAGTTCGACCGCGTCGCGGAGCAGAAGATCATCGAGGAGATCCACGCCGCGTCGGTCAACCTGGGCGTCGTCGACGGGTGCAACACGCTCGCGTCGTTCCTCACCGGCATCAACAGCATCGTTGCCGCCGACCGTTCCGCGCAGCGCAACATGACCCGCCGGTACCGGGTCATCGCGGACGCGTACATCCGTGACTACCTGCGCAACCAGGTCATCACGAACCTGGGCGTCGCCAACAACATCGGGTCGCTTCAGCTCGCGGACGCCACCATCAACGCGTGGCTCAACGACGTCGGCGTCACCCCGGTGTGGACGTTCGACGGCACGTTCGACGGTGAGCAGCACCGCATTCTGCTGCCCGGCGAGATCCCGGCGGACGCCGGTGTCTACATCCAGCCGGAAGACGCGTTCGTGTTCCTCGACGGCGGGACGCTCGACCTGGGCACCGACATCCACGACTCGATGCTGAACGCAACGAACGACCGCCAGGCGTTCGCGGAGTCGTTCGAGAAGACGTGCTTCCGCGGGTGCAGCGCGTACTACTTCGAGATCCCGGTTGCCTCCGGGTGCGGCTGCGGCAACGTGCAGTGCACCAGCGACAGCCCCGCGCTCGAACTGGTCTGATCCACCACCCATACCGCTGAAGGGTGGTGAGCAATGCCAATCCCCATTCCGGTCGAGCTTGACTGGTGTGCGCCGGCGTCAGCGGGCGGGTTCCTCTCGGGATCCTGCCCGCTGCCGCAGGGGTGGGAGCGCGGTATCTCGTTCAACGACGTGTCGTGCCTCACGCCGACCGTCATGGGCGAGTGCCCCCCGTGCGACATCCCTGGGCTGAAGGACGCGCAGACGGCCGGCACGGAGACGTTCCGGCCCGTTGCGCTGATTCAGGCCGTGCAGTGCTCGACGTTCGGTGGGATCGACGTGCAGGCCGTCGCGCGGGATGGACTCGACGCGACGGCCGGCTACGCGCTCGCGCGGGAGCTGCTGACCGGCGAGGCCGCTCGCCGCGACGCGAACCCCCGGGCGCAGGGTGACCTGTCGAACCCGTCGTTGCAGACGCACGCCATCGATCTCGGCACCGGGTTCGAGGACATCATTGCCGCCGTGGGCTGCCTCGAACAGGCCCTGGCGGACACCACGGCGGGTCGACGGGGCGTGATCCTCGTGGGGCCGCAGCTCGCGTTGGAGATGTGGCCGTTCCTCGTGCGTGAGGGCGGGAACCTGTTCACCATCACGGGAACGCGGGTGATCGTCGACGGCGGTTTCGATGGCCGGCCGCCGGTCGGCTCGCCGGCGGACGACTCGCCTGGTGACCCGTGCCTGCCCTGGAACACGACCGGTGGCCCTGTCGCCGGCGACGAACTGTGGATCTACGGCACGTCAGCCATCTGGGCGGGCGTAGGTGCCACAGGGATGCTCGGAGACGTCAACCGGGCGAACAACACCGCGACGGCGCGTGACGAGCGCGTCGCACTGGCGGCGTTCACGCCGTGCGCCACGTTCGCCGTCGGGTCGAGCATCGCCGCGGCGTGCACGTCGCGGAGCAACGTGGCCGACGAGTCGCCTGGCCCCGAACCCATCCCGTCCCCGTGACGCGCACAGAAAGGAAGTAGAGGATGCCTCAGACCTGTTTCAAGCCCTTCAGGGCTCAGTCTCTGCGTGTCACCGAACTCGATGACTGCTGCACGCCTCCCCCGCCGGAGGACTCCCCGGGCTCGCCCGGATCTCCGGCTGGGCTGCCGTGCAGTATCGCCGTGACGGACTCGTTCACCCTGGTCAGCGCGGAAGCGCAGGTCGACGAGGGTGAAGAGATCCTGGAACGGAAGGCGAACGGCGACATCTGCATCAGCGAGCGCGACCCGTCGGTGCTTCAGGGCTTCAACGTGTCGATCACGCTGTGCCAGGTTGACCCGTGGTTCATCAGCAAGCTGACGGGCTGGCCGATCGTCATGGACCAGGCGTGCAACGCCGTCGGTATCGATGTCATGGACGGCATCAACACGAATCAGGTGGCGCTGGAGATGTGGACCGGCGTGGCCGGCATCGACTGCGGCGCCGGAGCCCGGTACGGCTACGCGCTGTTCCCGTGCATCGAAAACTGGCAGCTCGACGGCGAGATCGAGTGGGGTGGGTCGGACACCATCTGGTCGATCACGCTGGCGGGGTTCGCGAAGGGCAACCACGGCTGGGGCCGTGGACCGTACAACGACGTTCAGCAGAGCGTCGACGGCCGCCTGGTTGACCCGATGCGTCAGGGGTCGATCATGCGGAAGATGGCAACCGACGTTCCCCCGCCCAGCTACATCGCGACGTGCCAGGACTGCCTGCCGCCGACGGCGGAGTACGGGTATGTCGGTCTGTCGCTGGAGTCACCCGTTGACCCGTGCCTCGTGCCGGCCTGACACCCATCATGACCCGCGAGCGCCGAGAGACGGACCATCGGCGCTCGCGGGTCATTCCGTGACCTGACGAACTGCACCGGAAGGACGTAGACCATGGCGACGCTCGCGGAGATCCTTGCACTGCTGCCCGACAACGACACGGGCGCGATCGACGCTGACGACGTACGCGCCGCCGTGACGGCGCTGTGGGGGCGCACTGACGGCAGCGATCCGATCGAGGCCCTGACGTTCGACACGGGGGCGGCTGCCCCGTCCCCTGCACCCGGGGTGGTGCACTGGAACGCCGAAGAGGGAACGCTGGACATCGACACCAGCGCGACGAGCGCGATTCAGGTGGGCTACGAATCACGGATCAACGTCCGGAACAACTCTGGTGCGACGATCCTGAACGGGCGGCCGGTGCGCCTCACAGGGAACGTCGGGAACCAGCCGACGATCGCTCTTGACGACGGACAGGGCAACATCCGGGCAGTGACCACGGAGGACATCCCGAACAACTCGAACGGGAACGTAACGGTGATCGGTCTGGTGCGGGACCTGAACACGTCAGCGTTCGTGGCTGGGACAACGGTGTACTCCAGCGCCGCCGGTGTCCTGACGGCGACGCCGTCGGCATCAACGGCCGGAACAGTGCTCGACTCGCACGTCAGCCAGGGTGCGCTGCTGGTGCGTCCGATCCGCACCCTGGGCGCCGTGGGGACGACGGCGCAGCGCGTAACGGTCCGTCCCACCGGGTTCGCGTACTTCGACACGACGCTAGGAATCCCGGTCTGGTGGAACGGCGCCGCGTGGGTCAACGCGAGTGGTGGCGTGGTCTGATGGCGGAGTTCTCAACGGCGTTCTCGACGGCCTTTGAAGTGCTGGCCGACGAGTCCCCGGGTGAGTCGCCCGGTGATCGGTTCGTGTCGTGCGGTGAAGCGTGCTGGCCGGCCCCGTTCATCTGTGACGAGTGCTGCAACCTGGACTTCGAGAGCCTGAACCCGGGCCTGCGGATCATGGCGGAGCAGTGGGCCGCGAACTACCTCTACACCGCCACGGGGAAGATCTACGGCGGGTGCCCGCGGACCTACCGGCCATGCCGCGAGAACTGCGCCCCGGTCGCGAACTGCTGCGGCGGGTATGCGGGTACCGGTGTGACGCGCCCGTACCGGCTCGCGAACAGCCTCGATTGGGTGAACGTGTCCTGCGGAAAATGCAAGCGCGGCTGCCAGTGCACGGAGGTCTCTGAGGTCTACCTGCCCGGTGTGTCGCAGGTGCTCAACGTGCGCCTCGACGGCGTCGACTACGACCCGTGCGGGATGGTCGCGGTGTACGACGGCGCGCGCGTCGTGCGCACCGACGGCGGCCGGTGGCCGATCTGCCAAGAGCTGGGGAAGATCGACGGCCCCGGCACGTGGTCCATCACAGTGCTGGAAGGGAAGTGCCCGCCGGCGGGTGTCGAGCTGATCACCGGCACGCTGATGTGCGAGTTCCTCAAAGCGTGCCTACGCAAGGACGACTGCCGGCTGCCGCGCCGGATTCAGACCATCACCCGGCAGGGGGTGACCATCGGGTTCAACGACCGGTTCGAGAACCTGGTGAACCTGCGCACCGGCATCTGGGAGATCGACGCGTGGATCGAACAGGCCCGCTTCGCAGGCGCCGCGACGCCGTCCATCATCAGCCCGGAGCTGGTGCAGCAGACGGTGCTGACGTGGCCGCGCCCGGGTAACGACTGCATGGGGTCGGTGGGTTCACCGTGAGCGCGGCACCGGTGGTCGGCGTCATCGAACTGCTGTCGGATCTGCTGGAGATCATGACGCACGACGACTCGGAGGCCAGCGACTTCCCCGGGGCCGACTGCGTGTTGGACCCGTTCTGCCGGGTCGCGGTGTACCCCGGGCCTGAAGTGCCGTTCGACTCGTGCGAGGTCGACGACTGCGGCGAAGGCGCTGACGGGCAGCTCTACGCCGCTATCCAGGGCATCGCGCCGCACCCATCGAACACGGGCACGGTGGGCTGTGACGCGTTCGTGTGGACGGCGCAGGTGGGCGCGGTGCGCTGCATGGTGAAGCCCACCGACGAGATGCAGTTCCCGACCGTTGACCAGGTGCAGGCGGATGCCGCGCGGCAGGCCGTCGACGCTGACGGGATCTTCCGCGCGATCCGGTGTTGCGCGCCGAAGGTTCAGCGTCTGAGGGACGCTGCTATCGTCGTCACGACTTGGACCCCCATCGTTGGGGGCGGTTGTGGTGGCGGGTTCTGGACGATCACAGGGAGGTTCGATGTCTGCTGCTGACCGCATGGCCGTCCGTACGCCGGACGGCAGCGTCCGTTCGGTGCCGCGCCGCGTCGGCCTGGCGATGATCGCGCGTAACCGCGCGACGGCCGCACCACAGCAGAGCGCGCCGCCGGCCGGTGTGCACGGCCGCCGTCCCGCGAGCGCCGTGACCATCGTGACGCCGGAGGCGCCGGAGCTTGCACCGCCGGTGCACGTGCTCTCGCAGACGCCAGGGCAGATCGCGGAGACGATGCGGACGGGCGAGCTGCCTGGCGGCCCGGCGCACTCGCCCGTCGACGACGACCCGACGGCGCTGCCCGTCGACGCGCCGGCCATCGAGACACCGAAGGGGAACGCGTCCCGTGACGTCTGGGCGAAGTACGCGGGCGGCCGCGGTGTCACCGTCACAGAAGAGATGGGCCGCAACGAGATCCGCGCTGCTGTCGCGGAGCTGGCACTTGACCGCATGTCCCGGCCTGCCTTCCCCGATCATTCGGTGGATGGTGGACGACCGGCAACACCGGAAGATGAGCCGGTGACCGAGGACATGGTCACCAGTGCCGATCCGGGCGAACGTACGGCGTAACGGACCAATCACGGGCGTCGCTGACGTCCGACGCCAGATCCGCGAAGAGGTCGCCCGCCAGGTAGGCGAGGCGACGATTCGGCGTGTCCGGCGTCGGATACAGGACCACCCGGCCGGCGTCGAGGCCGCGAACACTATGAGCGTCGAGGTCGGCGCTGGGCAAGGAACGATCCTGTCCGAGCACGGCAACCCGGGGATCATCCCCGCGCGCCGTGACGCGCAGGGGTTCTCGCGGTGGGGCAAGCGGTTCATGTGGTGGCCCGGTGCCCGGCATCCGGTGAAGTGGGTGCGGAACTATCGGGGGCTGCGGCCCCTGATGGAAGCGGAGATGTCCCGTGTCGGGGCGTCCGACGTCGAGTTCGATATCACCGTCAGATGATCACAGGAGGCAGGGAACATGGCGATCAAGGTTGATGCAAACGCACGCATGCAGGGCATGGAAGGGCTGGAAGGCGCCACGGAAGAGGTCTGGTTGCCCGGCCCGAACGGCGAGCCCGACGGCGAAGGCCCGTACGAGTTCGCCTACCCGCGCATGGGCCGGCTGCTGAAGATGCAGCGCACCCTGCCGAACCTGAACGACGTGCAGGCGGTGAAGGAATCGGGCCGCGCCCAGACGGATTGGATGTCGCGCGGGTTCGGTCCCGACGCGTGGGCGCACATCGTCGAACGCATGGACGACGATGACGACATCCTCGACGACGAGCACATGCAGTGGCTGTTCGTGCAGCTTCAGAAGGCGAACACGGGCCGCCCTACTACATCTTCCAACGGTGCATCGCGGCAGCCGTGGAAGAAGCCGTCAACGGCCGCGCCGTCGCGTCCGGAATTCGACTCGGAGAACTAGACGGCCGCGAGCTGTGTGACCTGATCTTTTTCTGGCTGCTGGAAGGGAAGGACGAGGCCGAACAGATGAAGACGCGCGGCATGTTCGAGCTTCCGCCGAAGGGGTATCGGGGCGACACGGCTGGGACGGCGTGGGATCCGAACGTCATGGCAGCGGAGTTCGGCAACGGAGAGTCGTTCAACGAGGGTGAGGTGTAGCCGTGGCCATCCGGGTTCCGGTGCTGCTGGACATCAGTGGTGACGCCGACGTCGACTTCGACCGGGCGATCACCCGGCAGCTACGCAGCGTCGACACGGGCAGCGCCGGTGACCGGCTGGGGCGCGACTTCGGCAACGGGTTCGACCGGGGCGCGTCGTCGACGCTGGGGCAGGCCCTGACGCAGCAGGGCTCCGCGATCGCGCGCATCGGCTCCGTGGCGTCTGGTCTGGTGGGCGCGCTCGTGCCTATCGGGCCGTCGCTCGCTGGTGTCGCTGCGGGCGCGCTGGCGGTCGCTGGGGCGGTCGGGCAGGCGTCGGTGGCTGCCCTGGCCGCCGGTGGCGTGTTCGCGTCCCTGGGGCAGGGTTTCGCGGCGGTGCAGGTCGGTTCTGCTGGGGTCAGTGACGCGATCACGGCGCAGGCTGCCGCGCAGGCAGAGCTGGCGGCTACGGGCGAGATTGCGGAGTCGACGCAACAGCAGCTCACGGCGGCCATGGATGGGCTCGCGCCTGCCGCGCGGAACGTCGTCGGTGTCGTCGGTGAGCTGACGCCGGCGTGGTCGGCGTTCCAGAACTCCGTGCAGCAGGAACTGTTCCGCGGCCTGGCGGGCGAGCTGTCAGCCCTGTCGGACTCGATCCTGCCGAACCTGACGACGAACCTGTCCGGCACGGCGGCGATCCTGAACGACGCGGCGCAGGCGTTCTCGCAGTTCATCGTGGCTGGGGGTGGCGCGGGGCAGATCAATACCATCATGGCCGGTCTGAACGACACCCTTGCGGCGATCCTGCCGGCGTTCGGCAACATCGGTGCCGGGCTGCTCACCCTGTTCGAGGGGTCGATTGGTTCGGCGACGCAGCTCGCGGAGTCCATCAGCGCCGTGACCGACGGGTTCGCCGGCTGGGCGGAAGGCGTGGTGCAGTCGGGGGCGCTCGCTGACGCGCTCGACATGGCCATGTCGACCATGGGTTCCCTCATCGGCATCGTCACGAACCTGGGGTCCATCCTGATCAGCGTGCTGGGCGCCGGCGCCGATGAAGGCGCGAGCCTACTGGCGTCGTTCGAGGCCGCTACGGGGCAGCTCGCGGCGTTCCTACAGACCGCGAGCGCGCAGGCCGGCCTACAGCAGTTCTACGACCTGATCACGCAGGTAGGCGAGACCGTCAGCATCCTGGGCGCCGTGGCCGGCCCGATCTTCACCGGAATCGCTTCGCTGCTGTCCGTGCTCATCCCCATCGTCACGCAGCTCCGTACCGCGCTCGAACCCGTGATCACCGCTCTTGCCGTGAACCTGTCCACCGCGGTGCAGGGGCTCGCGCCGGTCATCGGTGTCGTGCTGGGCGTCGTCGCGCAGCTCATCGGGCTACTGGCCCCGCTGGTCACGCTGATCCTGGGCGCGCTGGGGCCGGCGCTCGCGGAGATCGGGCGACTGTTCTCGCAGAACCTCTCGCCGGCAATCACCGGGCTCGTCACGCTGCTACAGCCGCTCATCGGGATCTTCCTGGAGATCTTCGGTGCCCAGGTGGTCAACGCCATCACGCTCGTCGTCGACGTGCTCGGCGGCGTGTTCGACATCTTGGGTGGCCTGATCACGTTCCTGACGGGGGTGTTCACCGGCGATTGGGAACAGGCGTGGGACGGGCTGACGCAGGTGGCCGACGGCGTCGTCACCATCCTGACGGGCATCGTGCGCTTCCTGTGGCGGACGATACAGAACTACTTCCGCAACGGTGGTGCGGAGGTCATCGCCGCGGTACGGAACTGGTGGAACGGCGTGCTGACGTCGTTCACGAACTTTCAGGCGCGGATCATCACGGGCGTCATCTCGTGGGTTGCTCGCCTGATCGGGCGGTTCCTCGCGATGCGTGACCGGGCCATCGCGACCGTGCGCGGGCTGTGGTCGGTGGCGCAGAGCCTGTTCTCTCTCGGCGTGCGGACCGTGGCCTCTACGGCACGTGCCGGCCTGGACAACGTCGTCGGGTTCTTCCGTGACCTGCCGGCGCGTATCGGGCGCGCCATCGGCGACCTGGGGCAGTTGCTCTATCAGGCCGGCCGGAACGTCGTGCAGGGCCTCATCAACGGCATACAGGCCATGATCGGTTCCCTTGCTGGGGCGGCGAGCAACCTGGCCGGCACGATCCGTGACTACCTGCCGTTCTCGCCGGCGAAGGTCGGTCCCCTGTCGGGCACGGGCAACCCGGAGAACTCCGGCCGGCAGATCGCGCAGCTCGTCGCAGACGGCATCCTCGCGAACGTGAACGCTCCGGCGAACGCGATGACCCGGGCTCTACAGCCGCTCGTGGCGCCCGCTACGGCGGCTAGGACGGGCGTACAGGGCGCGGGGGTGGGAGACAACGGGGTGACCGTCAACCAGATCTTCAACGGGCCGACAACGTCCGGCGGCCGGCTCAATGAAATCACCTGGAATATCCGGTATGCGACGCAGGCGCGTACCGAAGTCGTGGACGGAGTAGCGAGATGAGCGCGAACAGCGGTGCGTGGGGCGTCGTGCTGTACAAGGACGGCTACAGCACGGCCGGCGGCCTACAGGTGCAGGAACAGGGCATCAGCCTGGAAGGCGGGGACCAGGTGCTGCCGTTCCTGCCGACCGTTCCCGTGGGGTCACTGCTGCTACCGCCTGCGGGGCTTGGCGTTCCTGCGGTGCGTAACGGTGACGTCGCGTTCGCGCAGCGCGACGGTGTCGTGCAGTTCGCGGACTACTACGAGCCGCGGCAGATCACGTTGCAGGTGCTCGTGCAGAACGACGGGTGCCCGGGGTGCTCGACGGAGATGAGCGCACGTCAGAAGGTCTCGCGACTGACGCAGGAATGGTCTCGGAACTGCTCTGGCGCAACGCTCGTGCTCTTCACCGACTGCCACAACCCCGACGCCACCCAAGAGGAAAAGGTCTACAACGGGCCATACCTGGTGCACGGGCGCCCACGGGTCGCTGATGTGGTGTGGGAGCGGTCGAACCGTGGTGTGGCGCGGGTGACGCTCCGGTTCGACGCCGCTGACGCGCGACTAATCCTCCTGGACGCGCTAGGCCCGGACTTTGTTTGGGACAGCGACCACGTGCAGACGCTCGACGCCGACGAACAGAACATGCTGCCTGACCCTGAACTAGACGGCCTGACGATGACGGAGCAAGGCGCTACCGTCTCGGACTCATACCCACTGACCGGCGGTCCGCTAGGTGGAGACGGTGGCCCGTATTTCTCGCGGCTGGTGGAGACGCTGCCGGTCTCATCGCCTATGGCGATGGCGCTTTCGCCGTCGGGAACGGGCGCGGTTCCGGTCGACCCGGGCGACATCCTGAGTATCGCCTGGTGGGCACGGAAGGATCCTGCGGGTGGCATCCCGCAGACCCGGGTGGACTGGACTTGGTACGACGCGGCTGGCGCGAACATCAGCAGCCACAACGGCGCTGGCCAGGTGGTGTCTGCTGACTGGCAGCGGTTCATGCAGGAGAACATCGTTGCACCGGCGCTCGCAGAGTTCGTGCAGTTCCGGCTGATCTGGACTGGGATCCCGGGGACACCGGGCTACAGGATCGATTTGGCGCAGGCGTGGCTGAACGAGGGAGCTACGGCAACGGCGCCGGAAACCGTCGAGATCGTCGGCACGCTTTGCGCCTGCCCGGTGATCACGCTGTTCCCAGAGCTGACGGCGCCCATCGTCGTCACGTACGGGGGTCACGAGTTCACCTACACCGAAGACGTGCCGGTCGGGACCGTGGTAGAGATCGACACGCGGTGGGGTCGAGCTGCTGACGGGTTCGTCGACGTGACGCAGAACCTGGAAGGCGACTTCACCTCATGCCTTGAACCTGGGGTGCATGAAGTCACGGTGCAGACCGGCGATCCGGCCGACACCGGGTTCGTGAACATCCGGTGGGAAAACGCTGTGGTGAGTGGCTGATGGTTCAGGTCTGCGAGTGTGCGCCGAACTGGCGGGTCGAGCTGACCGACTTGCTCACGGGTGCGATCACGCACGCCATCGTGCCCGTGTCGTTCGAGTTCGAGACGGCGTTGATGGAAGCTGGGCGCGGCAGTATCACGTTCAACCGGATGGGCAACAGCACCGGCATCATTGCCGATGGCGGGTACGTTTCGGCGAACGACATGCTTCCGGGCACCACGGGCATCTTTTTCTCACGGGTCGCTGGGGGCGCCGCGACACCGAACAACCCGGTGCACATGTTCGGGGGGTTCGTCGAGACGTTCCAGGGCAACAGCGACGGCACGGTCACGCTGGGGTTCGCCGAGATGCAGAAGTACCTCGACTACCGGCTGATCCGGTCGGACCTGGTATTCACCGGGGACAGCCAGACATCTATCGGTGCGAACCTCGTGCTGTACGCGCGCGGGGAGAATTTCGACGGTGGAAGTGTGGACCCTTCGCCGTCGTT